GCAGTAACAATAGACTGAGGGTAGTAATAGTAATGAAGCTCAGAATTATAGTTAGCATCTGGTGTAGGACCAAGTAGCATCGTTGTATCATCAAATATAGCATAGTATTGCGGTACTCCATAAAATGGCGAATCAGTATCAGGGAAAGCTTCTCTAATAAAGTTCACATCTTTGTTTAAAAGATATGTATATTCATTATTAGCGTTAATGACAGCAATACTAAATGTAGCTAACCAATCTGGTGGCAAGCTAAAATATTTATTTCCACTAGTCATATTACCTGTTACATTTTTACGTAAATCTGGTAACTGCACTGTATTATATATGCGTTGTTCAGCATTCTGTATAAACGTGTTTATATCAGTTGTACTATACTGGTTTTCAGTATAAGACTGTATCGCCGCTACTAATTGTGCGTAATTCATTAGTTATCCTTAAGCCATTGGGCCGCGAGCTTTAGTACCTTTTGTAGCTGCACCATTACCACGTGTGACTACACCTTCAGTCTTAACATCTTTTTCTGGGTAGCCACAGCAAGATAAATCTTGTGTGTATGTTTCTGGTTGCTTATATGTTACCTTAGCACCTTTTCTATCTTTGTTCATATTATACTCCTAAGTTGTTGTTACAGTAACCGTGCCTATTCCGCCGGTACCTTCTAAATCATCTTCTAACCCTTGCAACTTCAAAGGGTTATTTAATCCTACTGGGTCCCATCCCCATTGAATATCTCTACTACTATATTCACCTGCAGGGATAAAACTTAAATCAGGTCTCGGATCACGTACTGCTTGTGGGTCTTCTACAGGGTACATACCTTGTAAATTTTGTGGGTGATCGGGTTCCCAACATTCTTTGCAGACTTTGATCTCAGTATTATTTGTTCGTATCGTTAACTTTTTTAACTCTTTTAACTTAAACTGAAACCCACATCTATCACAATCGGCTATTGCATTTTTGCCTGAGGTAAACTTATTAGCCATTTTTAACCTTTACAAATATTGAGGACGGGGTACAAGTCTTATATCTGCTTTTTCTCTATCCTCTGTTGAAGCTAAGTTCCACTGTTCTTCATATTCTTGTTTTAAAAACTGAGTTCTATCTCCAGCACCTGGTAGCTTCATACTTAAATAAAATGCTAATCCTGCAACTAAACAAGGTAAAAATCTAAACGGTATGTCTTGAGTAGTAACTCCTGTACCTGCATCTTGTATACGTCTTAATCTCCAATACTTAAATGTATAAGTATTATCTAAGTTAGGAGTAGGCCATACATTAATTGATGGCTGTGTTGCTTGTCTGTTTATCCAAACTTGAATTGGTCTACCTGTTGCATTCTTAGCAGGGATGGCAATGTATGTATCTGCTGAGATTCTTGATATTGTAATATCTTGTTGGTTTTGACCCGTTCCTGTTCTAATCACATGGTCTAATAAATCAATTGTATCAGCTGGTAAATTATAAGTTGCTGTACCATTTGTTAAAGCTATAGAACCTTCTTCGATAGTCCATAAATTAATACCGCGATTAGCCCACTCTGCAGTCATTAAGTTTAAACTACGACGCGCTGTTCTTAGATCGTATCCAGTACGAAGTTCTTGACCACATCGCTCGAATGCTTCTTCGACTAACTGATTTAAATCTAAGTTAAATACTGCTGTTCCTGAAGTTGCCATATTATTTTACCTTTAATCGTTCTACTTCTTTTTCTAATAATTCTAATCTATGGTTTTGCATTTTATCTACTGGTAGTTCACCTTGTCTTTCCCAGTTTCTAATCCAATTAGAGTTTTGTTCTATCTTTATTTCTTTTTGTCCAGAAGCATACTCTAATGTATCTAATCTTTGTTCTACTCCAAAGTAAGCATAGGTAGCCATAGAAGCTACGACCACCATGCCCATAAGATTTCTAATTGGTATAACAATTTTAGATGCTTCATCAATTTCTAACATTTTCCTTTCCTGCCATTATGCTTTTTTCCTTCTACGTTTTAAAGGTGCTACTCTTCTTGGTTTACCCGCTGGCTGACCAAGACTTTTCTTTTGTGCTATTCTAGTCTTTTTCTCAGCTGATGTCATTTCACCCGAAGTTTTGGGGGTCTCGGTTGACACTCGTTTGCTAGGTCGGCAATACGGAGTACCTCGCGATTCCCCTTTCTGTCTACCGCACGGTTTGCCGGTCCTAACATCTTTCCAATCTTCTTTAAACCAGCGTTTAAGTGCAGCACCTTTAGCTGTCTTTCTGACTGCCATTATTTACCTTTATTCTTACGACATTTAGCAATAGCGCCCGATGCGTATGCGCTAGGGAAAACTTTATATTGCGCTTTTACCTTTTTGTAACACGCATCTTTAACTGTACCGCCTTCCTTAAGCTTTTTAAGCTTTTTCTCAGCCATACAACCCATGCCACGTGAAGCTCTCATTATCTTATTCTCCTAGATCTACGCGTAAGAGGTCTAAAACTTCTTCTAGGAGCAGGGCTCATTAATCGTCTATTTCTTGGTCTAGCACTGCCTCTAGGTATATTAGGAAGCCCAGTAATACCTTGACTTACAGGAGCAACAGGAGCAATCGGAGTTTCAGCTACAGCCGGTGGCTGCATAGGTTGTTGTGGTTGAGCTGCTCCACCTTTACCCCCTTGGATTGCTTGCACTAATTGTTGTGCTATTTGAGGGGGTATCTGTTGTGCTATTTGTTGTGCTGAACCTTTTCCTCCACCTTTGCCCATAGCTGGTTGTTCAGGTTGTATCGGTTGTGCTCCACCTTTGCCCATTCTTGATGCACTCCATTGCTCATATGTAGGTATTTCTGCGCCAGGTGCAAACTTAACTGAAGCCATAAAACGATTGTAATCATCTTGAGAAGTACCATATCTTGGTTGTTGCATTGGTTGTTGTGGCATTTGTGGTACTTGTGGTTGTGCTCCACCTTTGCCCATAGGTTGTTGTGGGTTTAATTGATTCCCTAATGTAGGTTGATTAGGTTGTGCTGGTGGAATACCATTAGAACCACCCTTACCTGAAGTTGGTTGATTAGGTTGTGCTGGTGGAATACCATTAGAACCGCCCTTACCTGAAGTCGGTTGATTAGGTAATACTGGAGGTACTCCTCCTGCTCCGCCTTTTCCTGAACCTGATCCTGCACCCATGATTACACCATGCTTCCTTTAGTTTTACCTTTAGTAGCTACGCCGTCACAGCCTTTTTTAACTGAGCCGCCTTTAGCCATTTTCTTCATACCTTTGTGAGCTGAGTCTTTCATCATTTTACCGTCTGGCATTTTGTGATAACCCGGTTTGACTTTACCACCTTTTTTCATTCCCCCTAAACTAGCTCCGCCTTGTGGTGCTAGGGCTCGCATGTCTCCTGGAACTCCTCCGAATCCCGTAGCGCCTCGAGATCCACCTCTTGCTTGTTGTGCAGCTTGTCGTTTTAGCATTTCAATTCGTTGGTTAAGTTTTTCTATTTCAGCTTGAGTATTACCTGTAGCCATTCCACCTTCTTGCATTTTTTTAACTTTACCACCTTTTGTCATTTTTTTACCACATCCAGCCATAATAGTCTCCTAATATAATTTACCTTTTGTTTTACCGCGAACAGCACAGCCATCTTTACAATAAACTTTGCCACCTTTTTTATATGTTTTTCCTTTATATCCAGGGGCATATTTTTCCATTTCGCGTTCTTTGGCATTTAACATAGCTCTATTGTTTGGATCTTTAAGGTTTGCTTCTGCTTTAACTTCTCGATCTACTTGATTCATAAAACTTTTATCTTCTTTGGCTATTTTAGCTTTATAGTCTTGAGCGTCTTTATAATCCATTTTAGCTCTAGCCTCTAACTGTTTTGGAGTCATTTTTTTACCCGCTGCAGTTTGGCTAAGTTTTTTTATTATATCTACTACTGCTTTTTTCATAATTACACCATCCGTCCTTTAGTTTTACCCTTAATAGCACAGCCATCTGCACGGTTAGAGCAAGATGAAACTTTGCCGCCTTTTTTATAATTGTTCTTGGTCATGCCCATACCAATCTTACCACCTTTTTTCATATAACCCATTTTGTTACGAACTTCTGTAGGTAACTTTTTAAGACCTGGATTATCTTTAGGTACAGGTTTTTTATCAGACTTAAAACCTTTTGGTGGAGGTAAACTTTCTTCTGTCTCTCCAACAAATTTTCTCGTGTCTTCTATAGCTTTTCTAACTTTACCGCCATCTTCATATTTTTTCACTTTACCACCTCTTTTAAATAATCCTGATGCTTGAGCTTTTTCAAGTCCAGCATCTAAAAGTACAGAACCTGCTTTTAGAACTTTACCTGGAACTACGATATATTCTTCTGGATAAAAACCTTCTAAACCTGGTTCATTACGTCGTTCTTTTTCAAGTAAACGTTGTAATTCTTTACCCTTTATTTCGCCGCCTTTTTTCTTACCAACAAATTCTTTTCCTACTTTCGTAGGTACTCCAACCTTCTTAGCAAACTCAGGGTTATTAGCCACAGCTTGCATAAACTTTAATTGTTTTTTACTCTTTGCTGGCATCTTTTTTTAACCATTTTTGAACTGTTTTAGTTTCGTAAATACGAATACCTGTCCAAACGATTGTAAATAATGCTGCGACCGAAGGTAACCATGCTAGGACTGAACCCACAGCTGTGAAAATTGATGCAGCGTCTACTACGTGTTTTGTTGATTCATCCATATGATTCATTACCTTTGTTAACATTTCCATCTCCTACGCGCTTGACGCAGTCTTGAGTTAGGGTCTTTAGCTGCTTTAGGAAAATCTCGCATCTGACCTGCTGACCTAGCACAAAACGATTTACGTCTTGCTGCACGCTTACCAGTTGGTTTATCTTCCGTTACAGCGGTTTGTAATTTAGAACCAGGA